GTATTTAAGAAGGGAGGAGTCGGCAGGCTCCTGTCGATATCTATAACTAAATGAGTCTAGTATATTAATTAAAATACTGGACAACAGCCCACTAGGGCACACACAATTATGACTACATACGAACAGACAGAAAAAACAGAGACAGGACTAGACGTAGCAATCAAGTAAGCACATATTAACAACTATGAAAATCACAACTAGAACACACGATAAGTATATAAACATTGAGGTGGACATTGACAGTGCTCACTTTGATCTGGGATTCCACGGAACATCTGAGGCAAAGGAGCTACTTGAGCACCTGCGAGAGACAGTGGAAGGGCTGGAACTTGAGATTGAAGACATCGAACGCCACGCACTTGATTTACTAGCTTGACGGGTTGGTGGACGAATGATGGACAAAAAGCGATGGCACGTTTGCATGCTCCACCTGCAAACCAACAGCCCAGTAGGGCACACACAATTATGAAACTAATAACAGAAAACATCGGAGTATTATCACTCATCACAATTTGCGGATGCATAGGGTATTTCCTAGGAAACCCTCTGAAGGGAGTAGTAACTGGAATCGCTATCGTCGCAACTGTCACTCTCGCTTTCGTTTATATCGATCGCTAATAAATTAAAGTCAGAAAAAACTGACTGCTCGAGCCTCCTAGAGATAGGAGGCTTTTTTGTGTCCTCTAAAATAATGTGAAAATAATGAGAATAACTATTGACGTCCTATATCTCGTAGTCTTTATTCCTGTCTATCGGAGCGATTAACGCGACGAACTAAACACGAAAAACACGACATGACACTACACATCGAAAAACTTACTCGCAACTACGCAGCAATCTTCGCGCTCGTCGTAGCTATCCCTTCAATCATTCGCATCGTCGAAGCAGCAATCTAATCCCACCTACTAAATACTATGAAACTGGAAATCGAAAATAAATTGTTCAAAAATGAATCTTGCGAAATCTTCAAGCGCATCTGCTCCCTTACAGATATCGAGGTCGCCGCAAACATTGCAACTCGCATTTGCGATTCAATTAATTACTCTGGCACATTAGAAATCTATCGGGGCGGTAATCACATTGCTTTGCTTTCAAAAGATATTTTCGGCAAGGGGTTCAAACGGGTCGCGATCTTTACCATCTAATCTACTCATCACGGGGAGCAGCATCCTACACTGCATCTAATCTCAACCTACTAAATACTATGACAGAACTAAAAAAAATCCGCTCCCTACAACGCGCAGCCTCCGAGCTAAAGAAGAATCGGAGGATCGAGCGCGAGAAGGATGTCCTAATAGAGACGATCGTCACATATCTACAACTGCAGCGAGAGAAGAACGCGATCGAGATGGGAGGGACTGCTCTCTCTGTTTCCCGCGAGAAGGCTCGGGAGGACGTCCTGTTTATCCTAGCCTACGAGAAGAATATTAAGTCCGTAGAAGACTTTAGAGCCTTCTCCCTATGGGAAGCCTTCGAGGATCTCTACAAGGAGCTAAACGGGATCTCTCCTAATTGGCTGCGATGGTATGATCACAGCTACGAGGAATGGCAGGGAATCTTCGAGGATCTGCAGGAAGAAGTCTAAGCTCGAGCCTCTCTACGAAAGTAGGGAGGCTTTTTTATGCCTACAGGAGACTCTACAGGAGCCTCTAGCCTTCCTCGCTAATGAGAAGACTCCTCGAGATCTGCAGGCTCTCCTGCGTCAAATTAGAGCATCTAAACACGCCTTTTGACAGCTTTTGACAGGCTGTCGAAAGGGTAAATGGCTAAAACAGGAGAGGGACTACTTTTGACAGGCTCTGTCATTTTTTATTCTCTAAGGATCAAAGGCTTACAGATTATTGACACGAGTTTTGCCAGCCCGTGTCATTTTTGCCGACACCTATATAGTAATGTCATAACTATATATTGTTGGATTGTTGGATCGCTAGAGGACGAATCCGAGACATCGCCTCCGCAAGCGGGGCGGCTGTCTCTACTCGTCCTCCTTTTTGGGGGGGGGAAGGGAATGTCTATACAGGATTTGACTTAGGGAGGATCCGAGCGCAGGGTTCGAGCATGGAACAAATCTACGAACTTACGGCTCTTCGATCTATTCGAGAGATTCACATAGCAGTCCGCGACTTGGAGAACCAAGCTGCAGCAACTTCTAAGCGATACAAAAAAGGGATTAAAACCCTACTCGGAGAGGTCTCCGCTGTCGAGGCGTCTCTAGACGATGGAGGAGTAATCGAAGGCATGGAGCCTTGGAACATCCAAAGCGAGCAGATCAAGTCTCTGATCTCTAATCCCGTCCTATCTAACATCGGGGAGGATAACTTAATCTAGGCGATGAAGACTGTAAGGCTCATAGAAGGACTAGCTTATCCCTCGGACGAGCCGTCCGAAGTTGCAGAGCATCACGCGATCTCCTGCGAGATAGCCGCTCGAGTTCAGCAGCTAGATTCTCTCCTCCCTGGGGATGGCTGCTCCCCTGCAGGAGTCCGCCTCCTTAGCAGGCTCTCTAATCTTTACAGACAATCCCCCCGAGCCTATCGTCTGCTGCTAGATATGCTCTCCTCGCAGGATAGCTTCTCTCATTCGTTCGAAGAGCTTGCAGCTAGGCATAATCATTCGCGGCAGTCATGGCTACAGAACGCACAGGCGGACGTAGACATGATCACAGCGGTCTGGCCAGAGGTGGGAGAGGTAATGCGCGAATTAATCAAGCGGAGGACGCTAGAGGACTAGCAGCCCCCCCCGTTATTAGGTTCTCCTGCCCGAAAACAGGCTGCAAGTCGCGCTCGAACCCTTGCGTTTTTATGAGATTGAGTCTCAAATCCTAATTGAATAACATGAATAGACCTATCGTAAAAACTTGGAAGAAGGTCGCAGAGGCTATCGGAGTCACTCCGCAGACGCTTTCTAAGTGGAGGCGTGAGTCGGATGACTGTCCGCAGACGAAGGATCTCGAGGCATGGGATCTATGGTCTGCAAACAGAGCGAACTCGCAGGAACGCGGCGGAGGACGGATCGCTATCGAGGGTAGGGAATACACTGCAGCCGACATCGCAGATCTCAAAGCAAAGCTTATCGCTGCACAGGAGCGCAGGGAAAACGCGATGGCACAGATCCGAGAGATCGAACTAGCACAGAAGCGCGACAACTTAATACCAGAGTCCGAGGCGACGGAGACTCTGATCAAACTTTTAACTCCCCTAAGACGCTTACTAGATGCTCTGCCTCGACAAGTCGCTTCGCAAGCTAATCCTGCAAATCCCAATATCGCAGAGCTTGCAATTCGGAACGGACTTGACGACAGGGTCTTTAGTGAGATTGAAAAACTGTTTCTCGACAGGTAGTCTAGCTATTAAGATGCTAGTTGGCTTAGTCGTGTTTGCCATTTCGTCACCTGCTCGAGAAACCAATTTTAAAAAATGAAAAATCAGATGTCTATAAATTCAACGGGATTCGACGACATGCTTCGAACTCTAAAGAAAAAGACAGGAGCCTCCTATGCTCAAGTCATAAAGGGAGTGACAGGATCTATCCTAGAGAATACTGCTAGGAATACTAAAAAATCTAGCGCGAAGATTCTAAAGGAAGCGGTCGAAGAGTCCCTCTCTACTCGCTTCGTGTCTTCTGTCGGAGACAAGATCCGAAAGGCTAAAGACGGATCTCTTATCTTTAAAGAGAACGGATCTGCCGCAGGTCGTTGGATACGAGTTCGAAGATCCTACAAGCTAGGAGCAGTCGGAGCTAAGAATCCAGCAGGGCGTTTTTTAGACAAAGACGTTCAGAAGAGAATAAACAAGGCTCTCGGACAGCTTCGAAAACTGCAGGCTAAGATCATTAAATATAAGAAGTCAAAGCTCGCATCGTCGCAGGGATCATGGCTAGAGATCATGCGGAAGCTGCGGATCCCCGTTAAGGTTACTCGAGGTCTAGGAGCAGCTATGAAGGTTAAGATCGGGTCGAAGCATTCTAAGGTCGTGTCGGGAAAGCTCTTTAAGACTAAATATACTGCAGAAATAATCGTAAGGAGTCGATCGGAGTCCGCTCTCAACCCTAAAGGGGGAGGGATCTTCGCCTTTCAGAAAGCATTTAACGGACAAGCGAAAGCCTTTGCTACTGCTGCGTCTAAGGATCTAGAAGGATACGTAAAAAATTTCGCGACTCGCAATGGCTTTTCTGTTAAAAAATGAAGTAGGGAAACTGTTTTCTCCTAGACGTCTGAAGCCTCCTGTAGATTGGGCGTTCGATAACTGCGTTTTACGCGACAACGTCTCCGAGCTGCCTGGATCCCTAAAGGTTTTCCCATACGCGCAGGAGCCTCTTAACTCTCTAATCGATCCTACTGTAAGTAAGATCACTCTCTGCTGGGGATCACAGTCTAGCAAGACTACGACTATGTATGCAGGGATCGGCTATCTCCTGTCGGAGTTTCCGAAGGACACGCTATGGATCATGCCTAGCGCGGAGAACGCTCGTAACTTTTCTAAGGGAAGATGGCTCCCCTTCATCGACGACTGTAAACCGCTAAAGGAGCAATGTCCTGTCAGCGCAGCTACAGGCAGAGTAGACACTGATAAGATCACGAACATGCGACAGGAGTTCCTATCCTGCACTCTAACCTTCGCGGGAGCAGGATCGGAGAATAATGTAAAGTCGGCTCCCGTCGCCTATCTAGTTCTCGACGAGATCGACGAGATCGACGCAGACATTCGACTCGCTGCTCTCGAGCGGATTAAAGGTCGGCGAGAATATAAGATTATTCAGACATCGACTCCGAAGGAAGAGACAGGAGGGATCTGGGAGGAGTTCCTCTACGGCGATCAGCGTAAATATTTTATGCCTTGTCCTCACTGCGAGGAGTTCATCGAGTTCACTTGGAAACAAAAGGACAAGGACGGAAACTCTCGCTACTCTATCTCGTTCGACGAGGAAGCAAAGCTCGAGGACGGAGGATACGACTACGACTTAGTCGCATCTACAGCAGCCTATACTTGTCCCTGCTGCGACGAGAAGATCCTCGACGCTCATAAGCCGACGATGGTAAAGAGCGGAGAATGGAGAGCGCAAAATCCGAATGCTCCTGCGAATCATAGGAGCTATCATCTTAACTCCCTTTACGCTCCCGCGATGACTTTCGCGACTCTCATTATTAATTGGCTGCAGGTTAGCTCCTCTATGCATGGTCTAAAAAAGTTCGTGCAGGGAAATCTCGCGGAGCCTTGGAAAGACGACTGGGCGAACCAAGAGCAGGCAGAAGCGAACGAACTCGAACTCGATTACGAGCAAGGAGATCTCCGAGGCGAGTATCGCGTAATGGGAGTCGATACGCAGACGGACTCCTTCTGGTTCGTCGTCCGAGGCTTCGATCGCGACGGGACTAGCTATCTGATCGACTGCGGACAGGTCGCCTCGTTCTCCGAGTTAGACATCACTTACGACATGCATAAATGTCACGCAGCGATCATCGACTGCGCAGGCGACAGAACGTCGCAGATCTACGAGGAAGTATTCCGTCGTCGCTCTAAATGGTTCGGCTCTCGAGGCTGGAAAAACCTGCAGGGCGATCAGCCTTATCGTCTACAGATGAAGGATCCTTTTACGGGAGATAACAAAGGACGAGGAGGTCGATCTAAGATCCGCTATCTTCATGTTAATAAAAGCATCTACGAGGAGGAACTTTCTCGCCTGCGCTCTAGACAGCTCTCGGGATTCCACACTTTCACGGACACTCCGAAAGTCTACTACGATCAGCTCTTCTCTACTTATTGGACGAAGGAGACGGATCGGAGCGGACATATCAAAGTCGTAAAGAAGCTGAAGCGCAGCAAGGGCGATCACTTATGGGACTGCGAGATCCTCGTTCGCGCTCTCTCTAAGTTTATCGGGATCGCTCGAATCGATAGAGCCGATATGCCTACGATGCTAGATGAAAAGCCGAAGCCGAAGAAGAGAGACGCCTCGACTAGGAACAGAAGCGCGGCTGCTTTTTGGCAATCAAAATAGGCTCTAAAAGAAAGTGAAGAAATAGTGAAAATAGGCATTGACGTCCTATATTCTGTAGTTCTTTATCTGTCATATCGAAGCGATTAACGCTTCGAATCTAACCTACAAAAATACACGACATGAAACTCATTCAATCACAGCACCAGTCCATCGAAGGAAACAAGGCCATTGATCTAATCAACATTGATCTACTAGAGAAGGAGATCAAATCCACATATAAACATGCTAGTGACTTGCGCGAAGCTGGTTGCCTTAGTGACGCAGAGGATGCCATTGAGGGTCTCATGGCTGAATATGAGCAACTCATTGCACTTGACCCTGAGAATGACCTACTGATTGAGCTTGAGGCTGAATTGATGGTTAACGCTTGAATATATCAAAAAAAACTTCTAATCTATGAAAAATAAAACAGCAAAACAGCACGCCAAGTCAGCTATTCGATTAGCACTGTGGGGGCGAATGTCAGATCTAATCTCTGAAGTTGACGAGGGTTTCGAGTCTAGCAGCGAAAAAAACAAAGCAGAGATCAAAAGGCATATACAAATATATTTAGATAGAATTGAAAAATATATAAAGTAATTTATAAGCTTTCAGCTCTTACGCTGCGAGCTTTTTTGGCTCTAAAAAGAAAGTGAAGAAATAGTGAAAATAGGCATTGACGTCCTATATTCTGTAGTTCTTTATCTGTCATATCGAAGCGATTAACGCTTCGAATCTAACCTACAAAAATACACGACATGACTACTACTACAAACTCCTTCGAAAAATCCAACTTCAACTGGGACGGAATGTATCTCACCTACGGCGACATCCTCTCCCCTCTCTACAGCGAGACTCACATGTTTATCGCTCGCTTCAAATATCGTAACGTTCCGATTACTAAAGCTAAGTTCATGAAAGAGCTTATCGCTTCGAAGATCTCTGTCGCAGACTACAAGGCTAAGATCGACGGCGGGATGACTCCTCACGCAATCCTCGACGAGAATAACGAAGGATGGTCGAAGCGCGTCGCAGCAGCTTGGAACGAGAAGATCATTAAGAAGTCTCAGTCCCGCTACTCTCACGTTCTTAAACTAGCATAAATCAATCTACGGGGCAGAGCATCCTACACTCTAACTTAACTTTCAAAAATACACGACATGACTACTTCTACTAAAATCCAAAAGCATCGCCTCGCAGGAGGCTTCGAGCCTTTAGCTTACACTTACGTCGATCAGTTCGATCACAGGCAGAACGAAGTTACGGATCCTCAAAGCGGCAGCTACGGCGAGGCTCACGATCCTATCGACGCAGACTATAATGACGAACTCGAGTCGAACGGCTACGACTGCGATCACTGCACTCACTGCGGCTCGCGTCTCTCGAGCGGATCTCTCTATCGCCACACTAGCGGCGAGCTAATCGTAATCGGTAACATCTGCGTTAATCGCCTAGCCTTCTCGACTGCGGACGAGATACAGAAGGCACATCGCGATAATCGGATTCAGCAGGGACTGCTCCGAGGAATCATGAACGCGAGTTGGAGGTGGCGTATCGTCGGCGAGTTCCTGCAGCAGAACGCAGAGAAGAACGACATCCTCGAGGACATGCTTAACAAGCTCGCAAAATACTTCTCCCTCTCTCGTCGTCAAATCTCTTTCGCTCGCAAGCTCGTCCGCGAAGCAGACTCGAAGCAGGCTCTCGCAGCAGAGCGCGAAGCGAAGATGGTAGACGCTGCAGACTGGGAAGACGGACGCTTCGAGATCGAAGGAAAAATCCTTTCTGTAAAATGGAAAGACAACGACTTCGGAGGATCCTACAAGATGATCGTAGAACTCGCAGACGGACGACGCTGCTGGGGATCAGTTCCGAGCAAGCTAGGCGACTCGGAAGTCGGCGACGTCGTTCGCTTTAAAGCAACCTTCAGCAAGTCGAACGACGACTCTAAGTTCGCATTCTTTAAGAGACCTACAGTCTCTAAGTAGTAAACGTGTAAAGTGTTAGATAGGTTAAGCCTACTCGGAGTCGTGTCCGAGTAGGCTTTTTCGTGTCTAAAATAAAGGTGAAGAAATAGTGAAAATAGCTATTGACGTCCTATATTCTGTAGTTCTTTATCTGTCATATCGAAGCGATTAACGCTTCGAATCTAACCTACAAAAATACACGACATGACTACTACTACTACAAAATCAGAAGATTGGACTTCAGAAACTGTTACTTTTAAAAGCAGCAAGACATCGATCGAGATGCTCGGCTATAAGTTCTCGATCGAGAAAGACGTTAAGCAAAGTCACGGCGAGCTTGGCTTCGAATGCTGGAACATTATCGAAAGCGGCAGCGTCGCTTTTAGCGTCTCGAAATTTGACGACGATAAAGAATACATGTCAATCTGCGGAAGCATCGTAAGAGAAGCTCCTACAGTCGCAGAGGCTGCTGCGAAAATGATCGCTAACATCTACTAGGAATAAAGCTCGAAGCCTCCCTGCGAAAGCAGGGAGGCTTTTTCGTGTCCGCAAATTGACAGCGAGTCGCTTTTTAATGGCGTCTACTACTACACTAGCTCAACTGATCGCGATCCGCGATAAGCTTCTAACTGCGATAATGAAACTCGCGGAGGACGGGATCACGTCCTACAGCATCGGCGATCAGACTTTCTCGCTCGCAGACGTCGGAGATCTAATTACGCAAGTCGAGAAGCTAGACAAGCTTATCGCTCTGAAGGATCGAACTCTAGGAGGTCGAGGACGCAATCGAATCACGCTGCAGAATTTTAATGGATAAAAAAACTAAAAAACCGAATCGAGTATCTTTTGCATTTAAGCAATTTGTTCGAGCCTTCCGAGGTTACGACGCAGTCCGTAATACTCGCTATCGAGCGCGACGGGGGACTACGCCTATTAGGTCGGAAGAGATGGAGCTTAACTCGAGCGATCGCGACAGGCTCGTCGCTACATGCTTAGAGTTCCGACGGAATAATCCTGTAGTCGCCTCCCTGTCTCGGCTGCGTAAAGCAGACATCGTAGGCAGAGGACTAATTCCGCAGCCTGCGACAGGAGACGACGAGACAGATTCTAATATCCTCGATGCATGGATGAAGTTCGCGGAATCTCCCGAAGCTACGGGAATGATGGACATGCGAGAGATGCAGCAGCAGATGATCGACTCGCTGCTCTTCTACGGCGACTGCGGTTTAATCGTAGGTAAAGACAACGTTCAGTTTATTGACGGTTCGCGAATCGGAAACCCGAGCGGCGAATTTACATCTAGCGAAGACTCTAGCTTTCAGAACGGAGTCGAGGTCGATAAGATCGGAAAGCCTTTATCCTACGTCGTAGGAAATCGCGTATCTGGAACCCTACGAGACACGAAGCTAATCCCTGCTCGAGACTTTATCCCGTTCCTGCGTCGAGTTCGTCCTAATCAGTATCGCGGAGTCCCAGAACTAGCGACAGTGATTAACACTCTGCAGGACTGCGACGAATACGATCGAGTCGAGATGATGGCTGCTAAGGTTAGCGCGTCGCTTTCGGTCGTCGTCAAGCGCGAGAATAGCTACGAGTTCGAACTACAGAATAGACTCGATGCAGGAGAGCAGGACTCGGAAGGAAATCTCGAGCAGTTCGAACCTGGACGCTTTCACTACATGGAGCCAGGCGAGGACGTGAGCGTAATCAGCAGCAACGGCAGACCAAACGTAGACGGGATCCAATGGGTTAGTTATCTCTTACGTAAAGTAGGAAGCGCAGTAGGGATCCCTCTAGAGTTCCTGCTAATGGAGATCGGAGGAAGCTCCTTCTCTGCATCGCAGGGAGTCGTCCTACAGTATCAGCAGACAGTAGAGAGCTATCAGTCGGATCTAATCCGAGTAATGGGTCGCCTCTATCGTCGATGGCTTTCGCAGCAAATCGCAGCAGAAAAGATCGATGTCGCGGCTGCAGCTAATCCCTTCGGAGTTCGTTGGCAGCGTCCTGCCTTCCGTTGGATCAATAAGTCAGCACAGGTAAAAGCGGACATGGAATACTTCCGAGCGGGAGCGATGTCGCTCGATGATATTACTGCTCCATTCGGATATACTGCAGAGGAAGTCCTGCTAAGAAAAGCGCAGAATATAAAGAAAGCGCAGCAGATCGCAGCAGACGCAGGACTCGATTGGCGCGAACTAATTAATCCATTCCCTACATCTATGTCGGGGAACTACTCCGAGATCGTATCTGCCGACGAAAAAATAATCTAGCACATGGCAGAATCCTACAACGACTATCCCGAGGCGATCTCTAAACTAAAACAAATTGACAAAAAAAGAATAGTATGTCGTCGAAACAATTTGCATTCGGAGTAACAGCTTTAAGCGAGACTCTAGTTAATAAGGAGGACGGGATAATGTCCTCCGTCGCTCTAATCTCTGCTGGTCCAGCCTTGGGACATGGTCTCTACGTAGACAGTAAGTCTCTCGAAATGATCGAGGAAGAGTTAGACGGAATCCGACTCCCTGCTTACATCACGCATCGAGGCGCGATCTTCGAGGATCGACTAACTCGGGAGATCGGAATGTTCGATAACATTCGAATCAAAGGCGATCGCATCCTCGGAGACTTCCAAGCTTTTGAATCCTTCCGCGAGGACGACTCGCGTAAATATAACAGGCTCTTCGAACTAGCGGAGAAGATGCCAGAGCGATTCGGACTCTCTATCGTATTCTCTGCAGCGACAGCATGGGCGACAGAGGACGGAGACGTAGACACTGTAGAGCAGCCCGAGGGAGCTTTGTTCGAATACCCTTCTATTCGTGTCGAGGAAGTATCTAGCGCGGACTTCGTAGATAGCCCAGCGGCTAATGAGCGAGGACTATTTTCTAATATTGACAAAAAACCCACATATAAGATGACAAAAGCAGAACTCGTAGAACTAAACAAAGATCTAGAGGAGCAGAATAAAGCTCTCGCTCTAAGCGTAATCGAATCCGAAGCTCAAGTAGAAGAGCTAAAGATCTCCCTCGAAGAAGGTAAGGACAAGTCGAAAGACTCCCTTATAGAAGATGACTCCGAAGAGGAAGTAGTAGAGGACTCCGAAGAGGAAGTCGTCGAAGACTCCGAGAAAGAGATCGTAGAAGAATCCGAAGAGGCAGTCGAAGAAGACTCCAAAGAGGAGGATCTGCGCGATAGCAAAACTTTACCCGACGCTCGTCCTATGGAGGAGCAGATCGAGGAACTTAACAAGGAGATCGAGGATCTTAAATCTAAGCTCGCAGAAAAAGATGGAGACATCGCAAGCAAGGACGAAGAGCTAGAAGAGCAAGGAGCGAAGGAGGAAGAGATGAAGACAAAAGCTTCGGAACTTTCCTCCAAGGTCGTAACTCTTCAAAAGCTAATCGAAGGATCCGAGCTAGTTCAAGCTCCTACAGGCGACGAAGTTTACGAGCCTAGCAAATCTAATCGCTCGAAGATTATCTCCGAGTTCGCTAAAGAAAACAAAATTTCCGAGTTCTCGGCGACTCTTCGTCTCGGCAAGGAACGTCCAGAATTATTCTAATCTAACCTAATCAAAAAAAATTATGTCAGCTACAACTGTATCAAACAATACCCGCACTTTTGTAGCAGGGGAAGCACTCGATGCTTACTTGCTCGTTAAAGTTCAATCCGACGGCACAGTCGTCAAAGCAACTGCTGCAGTATCAGAAGCTAAAGTCGGCTTCACTGTCGCTCCCGTCGCTTCTGGCGCAGCCTCTAGCGTCTCTCTCTCTCACGGAGGAGGCACAAGCTACGGCATCGCTTCCGAAGCTCTCGCTATCGGCGACAAAGTCTTCGGCGATGCAGGCGGCAAGCTTGCAGCAGCAGGCGGTGCAGGCGATCTCGTAGGCATTACTCTAACAGCAGCAACTGCAGACGGCGATGTCGTCGAGGTTGCTACAATCTACTAATAACTAAGAATTTAATTATATGAGCTTATATACTTCAGCTACATTCAATCCTGTTCTTTCCGAGGCTCTTAACAAGATTGGCGAGAACAAATTCGTAGGAACTCAGATCCTCCCCGTCCGCGACATCGCGACTAAGAGCGGTCAGTATCCTGTATTCGGCGACGATCAGTTCGATCTAAACGCTTCTAAGGTTCGCGCTGCAGGCTCTGCCTTCGCTCGTCGCGACTTCGCCTATGGTCAGCAAGACTTCTCCTGCAAGCAATACGCTTTGGAAGGTCTGCTCCCAGACGAGGACGCAACACAAGCAAGCGACGACGGCGTCTCTGATGCTTCTGCAGCTATCGCACAAAAGCTACAGCGCGACATCATGGTCGGACACGAACTTCGTGTAGCGGCAGCAATGAACGCAGCCGCCTTTAACTCGACTGCAGTTACTGCTTCGTTCAACAGCAAAGCTACTGCTCTTCCTATCGAGGACATTCAGCTCGCAGTTGAACGCCTCAACGGAAACGGCTTCTACGATGGTCTCGCTCTTATCATCGAGACTTCTCTGTTCAACAAGATGATCAACACGGACGACGTTCGCGGGATCTTCAACGGTAACGGTCAATATACTAACCGCCAAGTTATCCTCGACGCTCTAGGCGTTAATCAAATCATCGTCACTCCTACTCGCTATAACAGCGCAGCTAAGGGTAAAGCAGCTTCCCGCACAAAGGTCTGGCCTACAGGTCATTTCTTCGTAGGTCAAGTAGCAGGCGGCGACTTCGCTAACGGCGGCTTCGGTCGGACTTTGTCTTATGGTCCAGACGGCGGCGTGTTCAGCGCAGAGTCTTATCGCGACGAGCCTATTAAGAGCGATGTCCTTCGCGTTCTTAACAGCGTAGACGAAGTGATCATTAACACAAACGCCTGCGAAAAGCTCACAGGCGCGAACGTTTAATCGATCTAGATTACTTATCAGCCTCTCCTTTAATCGGGAGAGGCTTTTTTGTGTTTACAAATCGTCTATTAGTAAATGAGCCTAACAGATCTGATATCGGATAATCTAAAGTTCGCGATCGCGCAGATTAACGTCTCGCTTACTTCCCTTCCTAGCAACGGAGAGACCTACTCCGCGAATAAGCAGGACGCAGAGTCGAGCTTCGACATCTACGAGGACGGACGCGAGGAGATGATCGACACGAAGTTTTATATCGCTCGATCGGATTACTCTATCCTCCCGTCTAAGGGAATGATCTTAACGGACGGAACTACTAACTACAAAGTTGTAGGAGTTCACGACGACTCCGTAGGAGTTACTCGACGCCTAGACTGCTCCTCAGAATATCATAGATAAAATGCAAGCTTACGACTTTGAAACTAATATCGAGGAGACTTCGATAGACTTCCTCTCCCAAGCTACAGGTCTCTCTGTTAATAGCTTCTATGCTTCCCTTGGACAGGAGACCTTCGTATCTCCTCGGATCTCTGTTCGCTGCGAGATCCAAGGAGCAGACGATCCTCCTACTAAGAACGACATCGGAGACTTTGAATATTCACAGTTTAACGCGAGCTTTAGTATCTCGATAATTTCAGACGCTAGTATAGACGCGACGCAGGTAGATCATAGAGCCTACAGGACAGCGGCTCGAAAGGCTATGCTACTTAACTCCGCTAATTGGAGCGGAGCAGATATCTCTGCTAACGGATCGGGAGCCTCTGCAGTTAATGCAGGATTCAACGTAACAGGCGTCGATAACGGGAAGGACGAATATCGAAGCGCGAACGGAGAAGGGAGTAACCGAGTTCAAATCCGCTGGTCTGGGACTCAGTGGGAGATATCCCTAGAGGACAACGGATCCTCGCAGGCTTTCTACAGCTCCACAGAGGACGCTCTTACTCCAGATCTAGTTACGACATGGACGATCGAGGCGGACGGCTCCTCCCCTACTCCCTCCTTCACTACGGGATGGAATCCGCTCCCTTACTACGAAGTCAAATATGTAAAGCCTGCAGGGACAGACTTCGAAGTAGACGGAGATCTAGCGATCTCGACGCTAACCTACGACATGAAGTTTACCATAAATCCCTCCGCCTACTAAATTGACAGCAGGCGGATACTTGAAACCCTTTAACTAAAAATCTAAAACTCACATTATGGCTATTACACAAGACGGATCGCAGCTCTTCGGATTTACTACAGATACATTTAAATCAATGATCGTCGAGAGCTTCACGCTTTCGACTCCAGCTAATCGAGTAGATCTCGACGACGGCGACGGCGAGCCTCTAGGCGCGACTATCGTTCCTCAACGAGTAGAGGCTTCATTGACTGTCCAAGTAGGAGCAGCGCAGGCTCCTCCTACTATCGGAGAATCCGTAACTTACGGATCCTATACGATCCTAGTTACGAGCGTAGACCTTACAGAGAGTCAAGCGGACTATCAGCGTTACTCGATTAGCGGCTACGAGCAGACTAACCCGTAGTTATAATGCTTTGGAAAGCAGCTAGTTTCGATGAAGCTGCAAAACAGCGCATCGCAAAAGCCGCAGCCTTTGAGAAAAGGCTGCGGCTCGAGGCGGTTATCGGCATCGATCAAGACATCGCGGGATTCTCTCTTCGGCAGATCACAGTCCGAGATCTAGTTAATCTAGAGTTTACGGAGAACAGATTAACGCAGGGAGAAGAGCCTAAGCTAGATGATCTATTAGCTCTCGTCTTTATGCTATCGAATGATCGATACTTCTTTAGAGGCAGATATGCTCGAAAAGTAGGAAAGATTATTAGAGATCATGAAGTAGTAAGGCAGGAGCTAATCTCCTATTTTAACGCAGCTTTTAACGACATGCCTTACTCTCCTAATTCTAGCTCTAGTAAGGCGTCCGACGAGGTCGATAGCTCTGTCTCAGTTATGACGCTCGTAGATAGCATAGCGTCTAACTACGGGTGGACTCTAAACGAGATATTAGATCTCCCTATATCGACGGCTCTGCAACTATTGCAGCGAATCGTTCAGCGTAACTCGGAGAATTATTCCATGCGGAACGGAATTACTCAACAGGCGAAAGCCTGCGAACTTAAAAGACTAAAAGAAGATGGCTAAATTCTCACTACTCGCAAAAATAGGACTAGACTCTAAAGCTTTTCAGACGGGTCTTAATACAGCAAAATCTAGCGTCGGCAAGTTTAGCAAGAGCGTCGTAAACGCTTCGAACAGACTCGCTAAAATGGGACTCGCGTCTGCTGCGGCAGGCTTCCTCCTGCTATCTCGTAGAGCTATACAGCTCGGATCGGAACTATCAGACGTCGCAGCTAATACAGGCTTCGCCACAGAGGAGTTCCAAGTCTTTCGCGGAGCGATGATCGACGCTGGCGGTTCGGCTAAAAGCATGGAGAAGGCTATCGTGATCATGCAGAAAGCAGTAGTCCAAGGATCGGAGGGTCTGACTACTTATGTAAGAGCATTCGAGCGAATAGGTCTAAACGTAGACGATCTTAGGAAAATGCGTCCAGAGCAGCAGTTCGAGGAAATCGGTAAAGCTATCGCAGGAGCAAAGGATCAGCAGGGAGCATTAACTGCGGCTCTCGAAATCTTCGGTCAAAAAAATGCAGGCAGACTTATCGAAGTATTTAAGCGACTCGATAAAGAAGGCTACGGAAAAATGGCTGAAGATATCAGAAAGGCTTACGGGATAATGGATGCAGAGACTCAAGCTGCTCTAGATAAAGCAGCAGACACTATTGAGAGATTCAAAAACAAGGCGACTATCTACGTCGGCGAACTAATCGCAGGAGAGGCAGACGGAGCGGCATTAAAAAAACTAGGATTTAGAATCATGGAGGCGGGGGCGAATCTAGGAGTCTCTATGGTTACAGGAATAGCAGAGGCAGTAGCTTTCGCTCGAAATGGCTTCGGAGCCTTTTCTGACTTTTTCTACGACAAGCTAGGATCGACGATAGGACTGATCGGGACACTCCTGAAGATAACTCTAGCAGAGTCTATTAATCCTATGCTAGAGAAGTTAAACAAGATCCCGAAGATTAACATAGATCTAATCGATACGGATAAGTTGAACGATGATTTAACGAAGGATCTAGATAAGGGATCGAAAGCCTTTAGCGAATACTTCGACGCGAGACAAGCGAAGCAAAAGGAGTTCGAGCTTGGCTATGATCCCGCGAAGTTTTGGAAAGAGGCTGCACAAGCAGAGGAGTCTAAACTAGAGACATCACGCAAGGCAGCGAAGGAAGCTAGAGACGCTGCTAAAGCTAGTCTCGAGGCTCTAAACGGAGGAGGAGGATCGGGAGGATCGGGAGGATCGGGAGGAGAGGAAGACAAGAAGGAGAAGCTAAAAGGCTTAGAGAAGGACATTAACGATATGAAGCTAAAAGCTCTCCGCGCACAGGCGAACGGAGACAAGGAAGCGCAGGCAGCGATGGAGCGTAGAGCTAAACTCGCTCAAAGGATCCTCGATATAATGAAGAAATTTAATGTCTCGCAGGAGGAAGCGACTCTCCTAGCTAACAAGACAGCAGAGGGAGGAGACATAACGGGAGAGATCGAGAAGAGAAGCTCTTTAAGCGGTCGAGAACTAAAGGCGGCTTCTGATCTTGCGGGTAAGGGTAAAGGCGAGAACGGAGAAGACATCCGCTTCGATCGTCTCGCAGGTGGCGGTTTTCAACAGTTCGTAGGAGGTAAGAAGGGGAAGAAGTTCTCCGAGGCAGAGATGCAGGCAGGTTTACAAAAGCAGATTAATAAGGATCCCTCCGAAGCTTTACTCGAAAAAATCAATCAAACCTTAGAGGGGAAATTCGTTTCTCAATAAATTATGGCTAGAACAGATGACATGCCTGCAGCTACTCCCTTAACGGGGCGAGTGACTTTAGATGAAGAGTCTAACTTCTTTATTAAGGATCCGAGCATCCCCGAGTCCTACGTAGTCGTAGAAAAGTCTGCACAGAATAAGGGAAACTACGTTCCGACGCCTATCGGAACTGCACATCCTACGCAGATTCTTTATTTTCTGTATGAAGAATCCGTGCGCGACATCGGGAACGGAATCTTCGAGATAGACTCTAAATACGCTATCGTTCCTCCGACATGGTATTCCTTCGAAGCGCAGAACATTCCCTTTACGAAGTTCGTCGGAGTCTCTGTAGTTGGCTCTGGTTCTATCATTATTACAAGTTCCTACAAATTCGCTTGGCTCAACTTGCAAGGAATCGGGGACGTAAGAAACTTTGACGAGAACGTCTACGCATCGACGGAGCAGAAGCAGGGATCTATTAACTGCGTAGTTAGAATTAAGCACGAATATGCTGCCGCTACTCTCGCTGCAATTAAGGACGGAACGCTCAATCCCTTTACAATCGCTACAGCAGGATATGAGGCGAATACATTAAACGGGACTATAGGAAATATCGACGACGATATGACTTTTACTTTTACGCCTGCAGCTCCTAGCGATCCGATAAAATTCGAGGCGGGAAAATACGTAGGAAATATCTACTATAATAAGAAATTCGAAATCGTTAGCGCGTTCGTCGTATGATCGAAAAACTAGTAAGAAACGAAGCTCCCTCCCTGCTCGATACGGACAAGGCGAACGAGTTAATAGCAGCTATAAATGGACTTCTAAACTCTAGAGGCGAAGGAGGAATCTCCGTAAAACAAGATCAAGACGGATCGCTACTTATTGCTCCCGCAGCGAGCGAAAATGGATTTATAAAATATCGTCCGTTCGAGGTTATTTCTGTAAGCGCATCGAACATCGTCATAAACCCTGGACTCGTAAACGGACTAATCGTCTCGAACGTAAATGTCGCAGGATCGACAGGGACAAACTATCTCTGTCTAAACATAGCGGGAGACTCGGACGGAGTAACGTCCGTAGATCTAGTCCTAGAGAGTAGTCCTCCAGACGGAATCGAGTTCGTAGAGAACGGAGTAAATACGACTTTTAAATATCCGATAGCGATCGTAGGAGAGACTAGTCTAATTAGTCAGCTTGTAGATCATAACTTATTCTTCTCGATTCATGTCGCTTTCGAACAGCCAAAGGAATCTGTCATTATCGGAGAATATCCGAACGACATTTATTATACTTGGAAACAGACCGCAGGATAAAAAAACGCAATGGCTTTTACGCACTATACTCCTACAGCGCAGAGGAACTACGGCGTCGAATATAGCTATACTACTGGCATTCCAAATGCGAGTTCGACCTTCAGTCGAGATTATTCCGCAACGAATACAACCGGAGCGACTCGAAGCGAAACTTACGCAGATACACAGGTCAGATCCTACGATGCAAGTGGATATTACGAGTCTCGCTTTTTTACGAGATCCTCATCTGGATTAAATGGATCTAATGGTGCCGAATATGACTATGGGAAGTCCTATAGCTCTACCGAGAGCTTCTATGAATTTGATAACTACTTGTCCTCTTCTCATACAGGATCTGGAGAGAATGGTTCGACATCTAGCTATGCTAGTCAAGCTACGGGCGAAGGGCGATCTTACGCAGCAGGAGGAGCTTTCGGTCAGACAGCCAGTAGCGTATCTACCGAACTCGCACAATTTAATTCTACATATAGAGTTTATACGACATCTAGGAGCGCATCTAGATCTAGCTCGGCTAGTTATACAATACGAACGTGGGACGGAGATGGGAATACAGGAGTCTCTAATGTTAATAATAATGGCGCATTTTCAAGCTACTACTATCTCGAGTCTGGAAGGACTGTAACTCAATCCGCAGGAAATACACAAGTCGTCTCTACTTCTCTCTCCTCTAGCTCTGGATATACTACTACAAATAATAGGGGAGTTATCCCTGCTCAATCGGACGGGACGGAGGAGGGCGATTCTTATACGCAATTCGGACTCGGTGCTTCGTATCGAATTGCGACAGCTTTATCTACATATACATATAATAATGGATATCCTTCTACAGTTACTACGTCTAAAAGTTTTAGCTACTCTTCTTCTTCCTCTAATTTAATAGAGACAGAAAGCAGCTCCTACTCCGTAAAGACTACGACGAAACACTTTTCTAATCCTAACTATACATTCGTCCGAAGCTATGAGCAATACACCACCGAAAGCGAAGTCGCCACAGAGAGGGCAGGAAAAACTTACGGACTATCTACTATACACGGAGGAGCGGCTTTTATCTCTGGAGGAGATACACTCGATAACGGAGTTATAACAGGAGCGACTTACGGATCTATTTTCTCCGCTCCTTTAGTGTCGCAGCCTACGGACTTCAATACAATCTCAATACACTACTACCAAGGAGATTCGCAGACTCTAACATTAACGACATGGAGAGCGACTTATGAGACAGGCAATGTAGTGAATACATTAATTCAGACGTCATCAAATATAAGTATTTTAACGACTACTTCTAGCGGATTAACGGAGACTGTAGACTTTGGTCGCCTTACAAGTTCTGCGAAAGTCTTTACCGATATAACTGGCTACGACTTCTATTATGAGGAAGGGAACTCTAGCGGAGGACGCTACTATTCTACGACATCGAGTTTTGGTAATCGTAAGTCTACAGTTTTCTCTGGATACACTACGACTACATTTAATAGATCTAAGAGCTACGTAGGAATAGACGGATTCTCTACTTTTACTTGGCTCTCGAATGTCTTCTCGGATACTACTTACGAAACTCACTTTAATGTCGGAGATCAGAATACAGGATTCCAGTCTAGAATAACCTGGAAAGAAACAGTAGGAGTTTCACAAAGGAAAGCGCAGAGCGCGACAGCAACAGGTTATTTTACTTCTATAGATTATTCAAATAAAATAATAACTCTCGACAAGGGTCGGCAGGGAGGAGTCCAATATGAAAAGTCGAGCGACGTATCTGGAGCAGTTCGCAGCACTAGACCGATGACGATAGCAGACGAAGTAATTACTTCGACTACTTATACTTCTCCTGCTGCTACGATTAATATAACAGGAAACACCGCAGAGTCTAATAGCTATACTTACAGCGCAGGATTAGCTCTAGGATTAGAGCTAAAACTTAATCGCTACCTAAGCTATTTTCCGCATGAGAGATACGGCGATATCGTAAGCTCGATCGACTCGATGCAGTATAGCTACAGCGACGAAGGAATCGGATCGTCTATAATTCGATTTACATCGACAGGGAAATATTCGACTACCAAAAATGGGACAGCAGGATCTAGTCTAAACACTCAGTCTTTTTCCTCGGAGCTTTTCGGAATAGTTAAACCTGGATTAGGAGGAGTATATACGGAAGGACAGAGGACAGCTTTAAAGGCTTCTTATTTCGATGCTCTATTCGAATCACCTAAAGCTATTTTAGGAGGTCAAAAGTTTACGGATGAAACTGGTATTTATGAATATGGCTCACAGAATCCCCCTTACTCTTTTTATGCTTTTGGCTCTAGCGACTCCTCTCTTATTACGCAGGCTATCGGAGATATAATAACAGGATCAGATACACTAAGAACTATATCTCTACCAGCGCAGAGCGTTATATTTAATCCTGTAAGTAGCTTCTTAGTAGCAGCGGGAAATGCTCAAACCTACGACAGGAATCAGATCCGAGATTACGACGGATATTACAGCAGCTATTACTACGGTTAGTATCCGTATTACTAGCGCAGATTTGACAGACAGTGAATATATATTTCCATTAGTATTAAAATGAAAATCGCTACAGTTATAGTCGCTACTAAATCCTATCTAGATCCTCTCGAGGTATGCCTTCGCAGGACTAGGACTGCGGTCGAGAACGAGAGCGCAGAGTTTGAGCATAGGTTAATCGTAGTAACTGATAAAGCTAGTAAGACTCGAGTCGAGGAGATGACTACGGACTTCGAGGATCGCGAGATTATAGCGATCGAGATGGAGGAGAGCGGCGAACATTATAAGAAGGATCGACAGATCCTTATCGCCTCCCTGCAGTCTACAGGATTCGACGCTGCGCGGCGTTGGAACTGCGACTTTCTATGGAGCGTAGAAGCAGACGTCCTCGTTCCGCATAATGCTCTCTCCGTCTCTCTAGACATGCTACGCTTCGACGGAGGCTATTACGATGTCTCCTTCGTTACTTATCCCTCGCAGGGAGGCGGGAGCTTTCTAGGAGGTTACGGCAGCTATCAGCATCCTATCGCGGAGGACTATCTCCCCGAGGAGCGAATCATTCCTAGTAAGCTGCAGCTCCTCATGGACTCCTGCGAGGAGAGACTAAAGAAGGAGGGACTCGATAGGGACTCTATCGATAAGGAGCATAAGAGAATGGGGAGGATCCTCGAGAAGGTTAAGCAATGTCCTCCGAGCGGAAACGTCTTCGAGCTTAACGCTAAGAAATGGCGTCGCAGAGGATGGCTCGATAACAGTCACGTCGGGACAGGTCGAGGAGCAGTAATCGAGACGGACTGGACAGGACTCGGCTGCACTCTAATGAGTAAGAAAGCAGCAGCTCTAGCGCACTTCGACGGATACGACGGAGGAGGAACGCAGGATCTCTATCTTAATTGGCACAAGTGGAAACCCGAAGGACTTCGCTTTTGCTGCATCACTCACACTGTCTGCGATCACGTCGTAAGAGACGAAAAGGCGGAGGGAGGACTTACTACTCTAAAGAGCTATCACGAAGCAGAGGGAGAGACTAAAGGACATCTACGCTACAGGAGAGTTCCATTCCATAAATTTATATGAAAAGACTACTAATAACAGGCAGCGCAGGATTCGTCGGATCTCATACGGCAAAATGGATCCTAGAACATACAGATTGGGAAGTCGTCGGACTTGACTCCTTCCGTCATTTAGGAGACGCAGAGCGGATCTCTGCGGATCCTCGATACTCTATGATCTGTCACGATCTAAACGCTCCCATCTCGAAGCGAACTGCGGCTCGCATCGGAGAGATAGACTACATTATTAACTGCGCGTCGATCTCTCACGTAGACACTTCGATCGAAGATCCCGTCTACGTGTGGGAATCAAACACTCGTCTAATCGGAAACATCCTGCAGTATGCTCGAGAGCTTCCTAGCCTCGAAAAATTTATCCATTGCTCCACAGATGAAGTCTTCGGATCTGCTTACGGCGATCACTGTCATCACGAATGGGACGTCATAGCTCCCTCTAATCCTTACGCAGCATCGAAGGCAGCGCAGGACTCTCTCTGCTTCGCTTATTGGAGAACCTACGGAACGCCTATAGCGATTACTCACTGCATGAACATGATCGGGACTATGCAAGACGCGGAGAAGTATCTCCCGAAGATCGTCTCTCGAGTTCATAAGGGAGAGACTGTAACAGTTCACGGACAGCCCGATAAGGTCGGATCTAGAATGTATATCGACTGTCGAAATCTAGCGGACGCATGGCTATTTATGCTGCAGGAGATCGACTTCTCTTCCTACGGAGAGGAAACTCGAATGACTAAATTTAACATCGCAGGACTAGAGGAGATTACGAATCTAGAACTAGCGCAAAAGATCGCGGATCGAATGGGGGGGGATCTAAAATACGAGTTCGTAGACTTCCATAAGACTAGAGCAGGACACGATCTACGATACGCTCTAGACAGCAGCAAGATCTACGCTGCAGGATGGAAGCCTCCTATCGATCTCGAGCAGACATTCGACGAGGTTATCGATCACGTCCGAAAGAATGAAGCTTGGCAGGAGTGAACTTGACATAGGGACTATTTTTATATGGGACAGTCTTTATACATAAACTTCGACGCAGAGAATCTTTTATCGGCTAGAGTTCGCGGAGCTACTGATCTTCGCAGTCAAAACTTTACGCAATTCGTAGCAGGCGACAGCCTAAGTTTAGATCTCTTTCTAGTCGGATCTAGCGGAGCTTTAAATATTCAAGACTACGCAGAGGTTCGTCTCGGCATGGGAGGTCTAGATTCTAGACCAGAGTCGGGGAGCTACGTAGTAGCAGGGACAGATACTCTCTCCTATGATCACACTGCCGCAGAGCTAGAGGCAGTCGTAGACGCGCAGGTCGCAGGAGCTACTGTAACTAAGCTTACGGACTTCGTCTTTAAAGTTCAGTTTGACGCAGTAGGGACGCAGACTATCCCCTCTCTAGACTTCATAAACCTGCAGCCCCGAAGCACTGTAAGCGTTACAAGATTAACGACAGGGGACGCTACTACGAAGGAGACTTGGCTATGGCGTCTATTTAGGAATCCTGTAGCATTTACGAACACGTTTACCAATATCGCAGGAGACGGGATCCGAGGGACTCTATCTCTAGCGACGGCGGGGATCTATGATTTACTCGCGCAGAACGAGGACGTAAGGACGTTCTTCGAGGTCGAGCTTACGGACACGGACGGAAACGTTCAGACAGTCCTGCAGGCGAAGGTTAAGCTAAACGGAGAAGTTATCGGACATAACTTTAGCGGATCTATCCCGACTTCTCCGACGAATAGTCCCGAGGCTAATGCTTTTCTCGAGTCTTTCCCAGATCCTACAATTGTAGGAGATCTTACAGTTGGAGGCTTTGATCTTCCAACAGGCGCGGCGGACGGATACGTCCTCACGTCGGACGCGAGCGGCAGCGGAACTTGGGCATCGGCAGGTGGCGGTGCAGCATGGGGAGACATTACAGGAACTCTAAGCAGTCAAACGGATCTTCAATCCGCACTTGATGCAAAGGAAGTTCGAACAGATACCAATGGAGCATTCAGCGCAGGTGATCTTGACGGTAATGCTCGTGGGGCAAATGCGATTAACATTCAATCGGCTCGTAGTGCTGTAACGAAGGTTGCTAGTGGGGTTAACTCCATCGCCATTGGCAACAGCACCACGGCCAGCGGTTACTACGGGTATGCTACAGCTATCGGTGTCACCGCTACAGCCAGTGGTAGCTACTCCACAGCAGTGGGTTACGCCGCAGAAGCCTCGGGGCTTACATCCACAGCAATCGGCAACGACGCAGAAGCCAGTGGCAGCTTCTCCATAGCCATTGGCCGCACCGCCATAGCCAGTGGTAGCAATGTCGCAGCTATCGGCTTCCGCGCAACCGCATCGGGCAACAACTCAACCGCATTAGGATACTACGCAAAAACAACAGTCAATAACAGCAGTGAAATCGGCTACTGGTCTAACTCAACCACAAGAGCAGGAGCAATCCGAGTTCACGGAACTGGCATGGTTGCTCAGACTATTCAGAATCGTGCGACAGCATACGGCGATGGTGGAGCAACTAAAGGCAGCGAAGCCGACAACACTGTCATTCGTGAAGGCATTGCACTTCGTCGCGATGGTAACGAGATTCTAGTTGATCTAAACATTGGCGGGACAGTTACCACTCTTTCACTAGGCACAGCTTCTTAATGGGTAAAACTATCCATATGATTAGTGGACTGCC